CATTTAGCAAGTGATCTTGAATTACTTTGTGAGATGGCAGAAACCGACAAAATGCAGTTTAACTTTCTTTTAAAAATGTTAAGAAAATAAAGATGCCTGAAATAACTGCTGATAAGATTATTGGAAAAACATTATTTGCCAAAAAGGATTTGACAAGGTTAAATTCAAGTTTGGTAAAAATTGGAACTATTGTTGCTGGATCCCCAGTTGGACAAGTTTATTCTTATATTCAAAGAAGTGGTAAGGTATATTGGCAGTTTATTGATTTCAATAATAAACCTTATTTTGTTCTTCATACTCCTGATAGTTTTAAATTTTCAGGGGATGTTAAACAGGCAGTTGAGCAACAAAAAAAGGAAGTTGAAAAGGTAGAAAAACAGGAAAAAGGATCAGTTCCTTTCTATATTGAAAAATATGGTAAGTGGATCCTGATATATGGAATAGGTGCATATTTGGTAGCAACTTATATAAAATCAAGAAAATGAAAAACAAAGGGTTAATGTATATACTTCTTGCTGGTGGTGCAATTTTGTTGCTATCAATGAAAAAAAAGGCATCATATAAAATAGAGGTTCCAGCACCTGAAAAAATTACTGCTGAACAATTTGAAAAACCTTCTTTGCTTCAAAAAGTTAGCAAAGCAGTAAAAAAAGTGGCACCAGTGGTAAAAAAGGCAGTTGCTACTGCTAAACAAAAAAAAGCAGCTAAAAAAGTTTCTGCTGCTTTAAGCAAAGGATCAATCCTTCGTGGTGTTGGTCAATTTCCTGATATGTGCTAAATTAAAATACAATGAAGCCGCAACATTTAAAAATAAATATTCAGGATAAAATTTCAGCTGATCAGTTGAAATTGGCATATAATAAACAAAGGTCTGACAGGGCAAGGTATGAAGCTGAAAATACTATTTCCAAGTCAACAGGACAGGCTTTTCAAAAGTATTATGTTGAAACAAAAGTATTTTATACAACTGCCAACATTGGATCAGAATGTAATGAAATTACTTTCATCAACAATGGTACTACTGCACTGGTTATTGCTGATGTTCCTTTGCAGCCTAACCAATCTTTGAGAATATCAGGAAACAGGGGTGAAATTGATACCACGCAATACCAATTAACTTTTGCTACTCCAATTAATACAGGAAATCAATTAATCGTAATCCGTAAACTTTACATATAATGATAGTATTGGATCTTTCCATCTTAAATCAGAAGGGAACTCCAATGTTCAATTCTGATCTGACTGCAAACCGCCCTGCTGCTGGTATTGTGGGCAGAATTTTTATTGCTATTGATAGTCCATATGGAATTTTTAGAGATACTGGAACTGCTTGGGATCAGGTTTCTGCTGGTGGTGGTGCTGGAATAAGTGGATCAGGGGCAGCAACGCAAGTTGCTTTTTGGAATGGCACCAGTTCAATTACTGGATCAAATAATCTTTTTTGGGATTCTACCAATAATTATTTGGGTATTAATACCAATACGCCGACAACTGCATTGGATGTACACCATGCCACTAATTCAGGGGCAATATTTAATCAAACTACTGCGACCAATAATAATACAATAAACTTTCAAACTACTGGTATTGGTAGATGGAGAATTGGAAATTTTTATACTGCTGGTGCAGATGATTTTGGTGTTTTTGATGTTGTTGGATCATTGCAACAATTTACTATTGTCAATACAACTGGACAAACTTTTATTGGTGCTAAAACTACTGCTGCTGGTAGATTGGTTGTAAATAGTGCAACTGCTGATGCACATTTGCAAATTGTTGGTGCCAATGCTCCATCAATAAGAATAGATAATGCTGGATCAGGTGGAACGCAAAGATTTGTTTTTGGATTAGCAACTGCAACAAATAACTTTATTCAGGGTGCAACTGCTGGTCAATTTTGCATATCTACACAAAGTTCAGGTGCAATGCTTTTTGGAATGTGGCAAACTGTTAATGCCACTGAAGCAATGCGGATATCTACTGCCAACAATTTTATTGTTGGATCCATAATTGATACGGGTGAACGTGTACAAATAACTGGTACTGCAAAAGTTACCAGTACATTAACTGCAAATAGTTTTGTAAAAAGTGGTGGTACTTCTGCACAAATTTTAGCTGCTGATGGATCCGTAATTACTGCTGGAACAAATATTACTATTTCAGGTGGTACAATTAGTTCAAGTGGTGGCGGTGGTGGATCAATGTCAATAGGTGGTTCAATAACTGGGGCTACTGCTGGAAGTGTATTATTTGCTGGTGTTGCTGGTATTTTGCAACAAGACAATGCAAACTTTTTTTGGGATGATACAAATAATAGGCTTGGAATTGGCACGACTGCACCAGCAACTGGATTGCAAGTTAATGGTCAAATAACAATTAACACAACAGGTATTGCTGGACAAAGTGCATTTATTTCTACAAATAAACCAGGAATTTCAAATGGCAACAATATTTTTATTGGCAATGGAGGTTCTGCATTAACTGCTGCTGGTTCAACACAAGCTGCTAATTTAACTGGGGTAGGTTTTCAATGTTTACAAAATAATACTACTGGAGAGAGTGCTACTGCCGTTGGTTTTCAATCAATGACATCAAACACAACTGGAAATAATAATAGTGCATTTGGTGTTGGTGCTATGTATTCTAATACTACTGGACAACAAAATACTGCTTTAGGATTTAATACATTAAATGCAAATATTAGCGGAAATTATAATGTAGCAATAGGTAATGAAGCATTAAAAGGTGGCACTGCTAATAGTGAAAACGTAATGATCGGTTGGAGAAATGGTTATGTAACAACTACTGGAGCATATAATACAGGTGTTGGTTCAAATGCATTATTAGGTATTACATCAGGACAATTAAATGTAGGATTTGGATGGAGAGCAGCACAAAGTGTTACTTCGGGGAATTATAATTGTGCATTTGGTGGTCAAGCATTAAATGCCACAACTGGCTCAAATAATCATGCTTTTGGATTTTCTGCTGGTCAAAACAATACAACTGGCTCAAATAATATTTTTATTGGATTTCAAACAAATGGTGTTGCTGCAACTGATTCCAACAGAACATTTATAGGTAATGATTCAACTGTTACAAGTTGGATAGGTGGAAATTTGATTTTAGGAACTAAAACTACCACAGGGGAAAGATTACAGGTTACTGGTACTGTAAGGGTAAATGGTCAAACTGCCGTTTCTGCTGGTGGTTCTGCTGGTTTGCATTTAATTGTTAATTGTGATGGAACAAATTACAAAATAGCTTTGCTTAACATATAAAATATAAAAAATGAAACAAATAGAACCAATACAAATTTGGGTTAATGGTCAACTGCAAACAGGATCTTGGATTAATGCCTATATTATTAATGATAATTTAAAAGATAATGCAACATTTTATTGGGGAATATTTAGTTCTGAAAATGATGGCAATAAATTATCTGATGGAAATTTGACTATTGTTGAACCTGATTATTCAGTATGGGATTCAACTGCTGATATCAATAGTGCTGCTTACCAGTGGATATGTGATCAACTTGGATTAACTTTGATCTAATTAATAACAATAAAAAAAAGACAAATGAATCCGAAACAAGCATTGGAAGTAATTAAGGCAATTTTAGATTTGGCAACCAGTAAAGGTGTGTTTAGTAAAATAGATGAATCCTTTACTGCAATACAGGCATTTAATATAATTGCGGAAAAATTTAAAGATGAACAGGATAATGCAAAGTCAGAGTGATCCAACACATATTGCCACATTTAGCACCATTTTGTTTTCTTTACTTGGAATACAAAACATATCTGAATTGGCAAACATTGTTTTTTTGGGTGCCAGTACAATATCCTGTACGATTTCAATTTTGGTAGGCTTAAAACAATTAAAAAAGAAATAATGAAAAGAATATTAAAAAATATTAAAACATCATTTTTTGGATCTATTGCTGGTGGATCCCTAATTTTGGATGGCATCCAACATAACAACTGGATTAGCATAATTGCTGGTATTGCAACTGCAATAACTGGTTTATTGGCAAAAGACAATGATGTCCAATAAGAAAAAAATATATATTGGGTTAGCCGTTTTACTGATCTTATTAATCGGAAAAAAAGTGAGTGCATTAACTTTAATTAAAAAGTTTGAAGGTCTTAAATTAACCAGTTATCCTGATACTGGTGGCATTTGGACTATTGGATATGGCAATACAATTAATAAGGATACTGGACAAAAAATTAAACAAGGAGATAAGATAGATTTGGCAACTGCTGAAAGATGGTTAAAAATAGATGTTGATCAACGTGAAAAATTTATTAAACCATTAATTAAAGTTCCAGTTACTTCAAATATGATGGCAGCAATGACAAGTTTAGCATATAATATAGGATTACAAGCATTTAAAGACTCGGATTTGTTAGAATTATTAAATAAAGGTGTAAACAAAACAATAATTGCAGATCAATTTTTAAGATGGAATAAAGTTGGTAAAACTCCAGTAAAGGGATTAACAAATAGGCGAAAATTAGAACGGGAATTGTTCTTGAAATAGGTTTTAGGTTCAAAAATGAGGTGTTTTTACGGGGGAAATTTCAATTTCCCCTTTTTTTGTGCCTAAAAATTTGGAATATTCAGAAAAAGTAATTTAGATTCGCAGTAACAAATGA